TTAGCAACCCTTGAACGAGTAATCCGTTCTGATGCTAACGTATCTGAAGCGAAGTATTTCCGCTCCATTTCTTCTATATTCACACCTGGTTCCCTGAATAAAATACCACCATTCTCTTGATAGAATCGTCTAAAATCATCAATGATTTTTTGTCTCTTGTCATTATCTACCTGTGTTGCATAATCCAAAATAAAACTATCTTTCTTCTGCATTTCTGACAAACTAAATTCTTGTACTGCCTTATCATATTCAAGAGTATTTCTCAATACATCAATTGGACAAATACCTTTCCATCTTGAAATACCTGTGATGTGTTTAACATGAAACATGTTCATATTGTGGATATAATATGTACCTTCAATCCCACGTACCTCATACCACAAATTATTATCATCAGTGTTTAAAAAAGGCGTTACATAAGCGGATTCAATAGGGATTAATGATTCCACTTGAAATCGAATGTCACGGATAATAGCTGCATATCCATTTCCAGTCTCATTTCTTGAAACTTCAATTTTATTTATCCATTCAAATCCGGTCATGTTTGGATTCGGTTCATTAATCACAACATCAGACACTTGGTTAAAAACCGTGTCATAATCCTTGTAAAGCTTTAATGGCAAAGATGCTACTGTATTAGATAATCTGCTAATCACACTAAAAATCGTCTCATTTGTAGCTAACTTCGCATTATCAATACCCCAAAACTTCCTTCCAAACCATGAAGTGAAGTCATATCCAGCACCTTTCCATCCCAATGAAGCTCCTTTAATTGCCCCCTTAACACGATTAATCAGTTTCAATTTCTCACCGCCTTTCTATTTAAAAAGATCGTTAACTGATATAAATTCAATATTTCCATCACCTTGTAATTGAGATAACATAGGGATTACTTCTGTGTGAGCATTTAAAAACGCTGCAAAACCATCAATTTTTCGATATTTACTCTGTTTAGATGGTAAAAAGTTCCCGTTCCTGTCTTCCACAAGCTTTACATTATTCATATACCAACGGAAAAGACGGTTTTTATTACTAATTATTTTTCCATCTAACAACAATTCTTTTACATCCTTTAATGCTGGGCTTAAAGTTAAATGACCTTGTCGAACTGGTTCAGTTTTAAATCCATATGCTTTCAAATCTTCATTTAAACGATAAGCATTGGCTGGATCATAAGTAATTTTCTTTATGAAATAGTGTTCAGATTGCTCAACAAACCAATCATACACATACTCATATTTCACATACTCACCAGGGATAATAGTGAGCCAACCTTTATCTTTAAACTCTTTAAAGCTAATATTTTCGTTATCACGATCAACTTTAGCCTGCGGAACCCAACTATGAGATAATACAAAAACATTTCCATCATCTAAAGGGAACTCTAAACAAGCACTTGTAAAATCTTCTGTTGCAGATAAATCATAACCTGCAACACATTCTTTACCAGCTAATCCATTTATATCAATAACTCCTTCATTCCTTTTTAATATCTCAATACCAACAAAGGACATTTCATCATTATCAACAAAGATGTTAAATTGCTTTGTAATCCAGTCATTTTTTTCAGCATCCGTATGCTTGTCTGTATTCCAATCATCAATAAGCGATGGAAGGTCTAGCGAAACTCCCATATTAGGGTTTGCTTTAATCCATAGTTCAGGATTCTCAATTTCATCTACATTATCCATTTCAGCCATGAAATAAAACTTTCTATCTTGGTCGATAACCCCTTCCAAAACATCCGTTGCAATTTCATAGTATTGAACAAGCGGTCCTTCAAGCTGATACCCTGCTGTAGTGATATAAACAATCATTGGTTGTTTACGTGCACCACGTGATTTTTTAATAACATTGATTAACTTGAAATTCTTAAATTCATGTATTTCATCAAAAATACCAAGATGTGTATTTAATCCGTCTAGCTTCTTACTGTCAGATGCGCGAGGTTCAATTTTAGAATGCGTTTTATCATGAAAAATGCCTTTCTGATTTTCACGTAAATGCTTCCGAAGAAGGGGGGATTTTTGAACCATTGCACGACTTTCATCAAACAATTCTCCAGCTTGCTGTTTTGTATTTGCCAAAACATAAACACGAGCACCTGGCTCATTATCTTTAGCAACAGCATAATTAGACAAACCAGAAATCATTGTCGTTTTCCCATTTTTACGCCCAATAAAAATAAGGCCCTCACGAAAGCGCCTATAACCAGTATCCTTATGAATCCATCCATATAAAGAACCTATAACAAAGTGTTGCCACGGTTGAAGAACTAACCTTTTATAGTCACCTTTTGATGGACGACAAAATTTTTCGATATATCGTATTGGTCTATGAGCCTTTTCTTCATCAAATATCCAAGGAAACTCCTCAGTCCCCTGTCTCTTTAAATCATTTAGATGACGCTGACAAGACAAGATGTTTTTCTTACTAGCTATTATGTTTCCTTTCACAACTTGTTCGGCATACCATGTTGTTCTTAGTTCAGGAGATGGATCGATCAAAATATTAAAATGCTGTATCTGTTCATTTCGCCAATTTTTATACCACTTAGCTATTTCAGATGGCTTAGAAGTTGTCGTAATCATCATCAGAATCTCCAGTTAACTCTTCCTGAAGCTTTTTCCGGCTTGCCCCAGTCAACCCTAGCTCCCCTAAATATTGACGAATCTGCTGTAAATACTTAGGTATCTCTGGAATTAAAGTATGCTTAGTTAGATTTGTAGCGCCTGCTTTATTTGTATACTCCATTGTCAGACCTTCTTTTTTAACATTGGCTGCCATTTCCCTAAACATTTGATAACTGAAGGCAATCGCTTCAACTACAATTGGATCATTGATATCAGCCTTACCTTCTCCTTCTAAAACAGACCAAATACGAATCCAAGTGTCTTTTCCTACCTTCTTTAAATGAGTAGGCGGTTTCCTTTCATTCAATCCTTTATCCACGACATCACCCCACTTACATTTTATGGATAAAAAGTATCGATCTAAAATTAAAAAGCTCTTATTTTTAGGGTTTACCCCCCTTTAGAAAAACCACTTGCGCTGCACACGAAGGTGGCGTCCGGTCTGGACGGAAACGGATCTGAACAATAAAAGGAGGGGGGCTATATGAATTCTTTGTTCGCTTTTACTTTTACAAACTGAATCTTTCTTTTGTTTTTCTTTTTCCCTCCACCCTTTTCAGGATGTTCTTTATTATGACATGCATTACATAAACTAATTAAATTATCTAATGTTAATGCAAGTTCAGGATATTCACTTCTTTCTTTGATATGATGGACCATATCAGCAGGTACTGGTATCAATGGATCATGCTTCATACACTCTTGGCAACGGTAGTTGTCTCGTATCAATGCTAACTCTCTACACCTTCGCCAAGCTGTACTGTCATAGAACTTCTTCGCTTCTTTATCCCTGTTGTATTTATCGTAGAACTTTCGTTGTTGCTTGGTTTTATATTCGTTCATTGTTTCTCATCTTCATTACTCCAGTTACATGCAAAAGGATATCGCTCAATTGATACCGTACCAACGTCTCCTTCTTCTGTTAACGTTAATTTTAACTCCCTTATACCTTCTATTTTTTGCCGCTCTTTATCTACTTGTATATTATCAATACCGTTGAACTTAATCATCTTTCCTCGCCCCCTTTGAAAGAATATTCCGATTATATATTTACAAATAAATACAAGTTGTTATAATGAAATTAACATTGCCATCTGGAAAAGTGATTCGCCCCCATGCGAGTTGCTTTTCCTTTTTTTATGGCTATTGTTTTAAGAATTCATCTATTGTTTTATCGAGCAAACTAACCATTGCTTCTCTTCTTTGCCTTGGTGTTGTGTTATCTTCCATCTCATTAAAAATAGGAAGCACACTTTCTAATTTTTGTTTATCGATTCGCTCATTTACAAGATCTGTCCCTAGCATCGAAATGAATGTGCTGATTATAACTGCTTGTTCTTGTTTAGTTAGTTTCATTTATGTCACTCCTAAGTTCTTCTCCTTTAATTACCCGACTTTGGATTGAATCAGCTGTATGATTAACTGTAGACTTCGATAACAATTTACCTTCACAATAGAGTTCCACTGTATCGCTTCTATTTATAAACTTATCCATTACCTTTTCTAACTTCTCCAACGCATCTGTACATCCATTAGCAGCTTCAGTTACTTCTTTAATTCCTTCTAACGCCTCAGTTGTATCTACACCTACTTGTATTATTAGTTCACTATTCTTATTTTGATTTACTTGCTTCTCGACTGGTCTATACGGTTTCTCTATTGTCGGGCCGCCACACTTAACACAGTTCATTCCTTCTAAAAAATGACCAAACATTACTGTACGACATTCTTTATCTCTACATTCTAATTGCGTTTTATAGTTCATTCTTCATCCTCCTCTAAAATAAAAAAGCACCCGAATGGATGCTTTTCTCTCGATTATTCATTTGTATTTTAATTGTGGTACGTGAAGTTTTATTCTTTTTCCAATCACCTAGTGTTGTTACATATATCCGCGCCAACATTATTAAGTAACTGGAAGAAGAGCAAAAGCCCTTCTTCGCTTGAATAACATAAATTGCAGTTGAATATGAAATCAAGAAACAACTATTCATCTAATCTGCAACCATCGTCACCGGTCATGACGATCCATTTTCATTATCAGGAATTCTGCGAAAAATGTTTTCCGCCATTTCTCACAATACAAATATATCATGTTAAAAACCAAAACGTGTCCGTAAATAGTTCGCAAATAGTTCGCGTTTTTTATTTCTGTATTTTTGCACATCGTTTTTCAGCCTCTTTTTGTATAGTTTTGAGCGAATATGTTCTTTAATCCTTAGAAATGAATTCACTATAAACCATAGAGTGTTGAATTGACCTATTCCGTTTTTTCCTAGAGTAACAAGGCTTTGCTTTAATTCTTCAAAATGAATTTGACACTTTTCTTTTGTAGCTAATTCAAAAAAGACCTAAAAAAATATAGGTCTCTAGATTTTAAATTTCTTTTGATAATCATTTAGCGTATCTTGTTCTATCCCAATGTACCTTAGCGTTTCTTTTTGATCAGTATGGTTGAGCATTTGTTGTAACACTGCCACATCTTTAAACTGCTTATAGTGATGGTATCCATATGTTTTTCGGAGAGAATGCGTCCCAATACGTTCTAAGCCAAACTCTTTTGCTGCTTGGTTCAATATGATGTAGGCCATGGATCGAGTAATTGGTTTATTCTTACCATTCCTACTCTTAATAAGAAACTCATTTTTCGGTCGCCCTTTCGCATACTCACGTATTGCCTTCTTTAATTCTGGAGGCATCTTCACTTCCTTTACCTTCTTTGTCTTCTTTTCACGAATAAAGATACTCCAACCCTCCACATCACGAATGCGAAGACGTAATATATCCGATATGCGTAATCCTGTATTAATACCAAGAAGGAACAGAATGTAGTTTCTTTCATTCTGCTCCTTGAAAAACTCCTTCATTTCCTGGATTGCTTCCCTATCTCTAATGGGCTGAACAAGATTCATACATTCTTCACCTCCTCCTTACGTTTTGCTTTCTTCTTGTATACTTCCACTTTTAAATTAAACGCTAAACGTAGTAACGCTGAACCTTTTAACTTATAATACTTTGTCTTTCCTACACCTAATTCAAGCCAAATATTTAAATCTGATTCAATTTCTTCTTCCATATAGCTTTTAAAAATAATATATCTTTCATCAGGTTTTAACGTATTCACAGCTTGATGTACCCAATCCATGTATTCTTTTCTTTGTTGCTCTAGTTCAATTCTTTCAATAGCAATGTCTTCAGTAGAACTATGGAATTGATTTGTAAATGTCGGAGGAACCTCTGAAAACATTGTCGTTACTTTCGGCATTAGATTACTTGGCAATGTATTCAAATACTCACGATAATTCTCCAACACTTCTTCTACCGCTTTCTTTGTTTTCTTTGTATCAACAACTGGCATATTAAAAAATAACTGTTCTCTCATTTTGAGTTCCTCCTTAAATAATTTTACTTTTGTCTTAAAGCTCCGCGTCTACGTTCATAACGCGGACCACGAATCCCCATTAAATCTTCAATGTCACGAGTACTTAATTTTTCTTTTCTTTTTTTCTGGTTTTTCTTCTTTCCTTGCTTGGATTGCTTTTTCCATTCACGTAATTGATCTCTTAGTGCCTTCATTTCCCCATCTCCCTTTTCAAAATAAAAAGGACACCTATTCCTAAAACAGCCTTAATTGCCGCTTTAATGAATTGGTGTCCTCTAGTTTTCTAGCCGGACTATATTTATTTCGTCATACTTGTCTGCATGAAAAGGTTCCTCCATGCTTTATCTAATCTTTCTTTCTCATATTTTTGTATAGCCTTTGTACGACGAGAAATTGCTTTTTTCAATTTCTTCTTTTTTAAATTATTCAATCCTCTCACTCCTTCGTACGAAACAGTTTTACTGTCCATTTTTGGGTGTTTTCATTAATTTAATACCTTATTACATTCAAAAAATTGATTGAATATGCATTATGCCTATATAATTTCAAAAGGATTATTTTGTTAAAAACCCCGAAGATATTTTCTTGTCAGTAAACTTTTTCTGATAATTTCATTTGCTAGGAAAATAAGGATTATTAGTTTCATACGTCAAAATACTTATACATATTCATTACATACAAAATGTTAATTTTGTATGTTCCCTTATAAAATTAAACTTAAGAAAGGGTGATAATATAATGCTTAAGTTTTTTCTAACCTTAACTGCTAAAAACGATCAAACAATAACATGGAAGAAATACTATTATGAAATTGTTAAAGCTATGATCATTTATAAATGAATCGAATATATTTCCATGAGATTCAATCAAATTTTATTGAACAGATTTACAATCCTTACTGAATAAAACTCAATATTCCGTCAATACTATAGATGACATGGTAATCTTTCTCCATTACCTGAGCAGTTAGCTTTTGCTAGCTGCTCTTTATTTTTGAATACTAATCGTGATTTTGTACCATACTAACCATAAGCAGTTATCTTAGCAGTGATTTCTGCCCGGAATCTTTTGTCA